TTGCGTGAGCAGTATCCTAGCGAGGCTCAGTTGAGGGGTCTTAGTCAGTCACAGGTTAATATGATTCTTGGTGGGGGGTGATCAGATGTGAGTGAGGGTGATATTCAGATTATTCTTCACCGGCTCGATGAGATGGATGCTAGGCTTCAGCAGATTCATTCTGAGGTTAAGCGTACTAATGGTCGGGTGACGGAGTTGGAGATGCAGGAGGCGAAGTGGCAGGGTGAGAAGGAGGGTAAGCGTATGCAGATGATGGTTGCTACGAGTGTGCTTTCTGGTGGTATTCTTGCTGGTATTATTTGGTTTGTTACACAGGCGATTTAAGGAGGATTGTTATGCCGGAGTGGATTAGAACTGGTAGTCGTGTTCAGAGTCCTGATCAACAGTATGCTACTGGGACTATGGGAAAGCAGCCGATTGGTGTTTATGCGCCGGAGTTGTCGAAGATTCGTAAGAAGATTGCAACTAATAGGTTAGCGCGACAGCGGGCATCGGCCCCCAAGCGCGGGATGAAAAAGGACTACCGATGAATTGGCGTGAGATTTTTACTCGTGCAGCATTAACGTTTATTCAGGCGTTTCTTGCTGTATTGTTAGTTGATGGTATTGCTGGTATTGATGAGCCGGGTGATGTGGCGGCTCCGTTTGTGGCTGGTCTTGCTGCTGTATTATCGCTTGCGTATAATATTGTTCGTGAGTATCAGGCTCAGAAAGGTTGGGATGAATAATGGGTCTCGGTAAGCGTAGAGTCGGCGGGGGTTCTGGTCGCGGTCGAGGCTCTAATATGGGTAAGCCTCCCGTTCCTAAGGTTAGTAAGGTTAGTGCTGGAACGACTGAGGCTGCTCGTCGTGCAACTATGAGGGCTAGGGTTATGCAACTTGCTCGTACGGGAGAACTTAATGCCGGTAAGAGTCGTCCTGCTCCTGGAACGCCTCCGCCTGCGGTTCCTAAGTCTCTTCAGGGTAATCCTGCTGCGCAGCAACAGCATAGTATGGCTACTCGTGAGGCGGCTCGTGCCGCTGATTGGGAGCGTCGTTATCAGTTAAAGTTAAAGCAGGTTCAGGGTAAGGATAAGGCTAAGCAGATTGCTCGTTCTATGGCTATTCGTAAACGGATGGGGCGGTAGTTATGCCTGTTTATGGTAATCTTAAAAAGCCTAAGTCGCCTAAACTTTCTATGGCTGCTCCTGCTTTTCCCAAGGGCGGAAAGCGGGGTACGGTGCGGCGTTTACCCGGCGCTGTAGAGCCTAGTCTGTATAGGGAAACTATTGAGGATTATTCTGATGATGTTAATGCTGTAAAGTATAGTACTCGTAAGAATCGTAAAGGTGTTAATCGTATTCAGCGGGGTAATAGTATTATGCGTGGTGTTGCTAGAAGTAGAATGACGCCTCGTGGTGGGCTTAGTACTTTTGCTGAGCCTCTTGCTTATGCTATTGCTGGTGGTCTTAAAACTAAGTCTGTTGGTGGTGTTGTTAAGGGGTTGAATGCTTGGAAGGATATGTATATGCCTTCTAAGTCGTCTGGTCCGTCTGCGTAGGAGGTTGGTATGGCTGTTGAGGGGGGTGCTAATTATAGGCAGATGCTTGCTAATCGACAGATGAAGCGTTCTGCTATTCCTAAGGCTAAGGCTAAGCGCGAATTAGCGTTCTCTACTCCTGCGCCTATGGAGGCTCCGACAAAACCTAAGGCTAGTTTATTTGAAAGGCTTAGTTTTTCTCCTTTATTTAACACTCGTCTTCTTGGAGGCATGTCTGAACAGGCGGCACAAGCACGAAATAGGGCTAATATTATTCAACAGGCGGCTGAAAATCCTAATCTTAGTCGAGAGGATCGGCGTAATTTACAGATTAGTGCGGCTATGGAAAGCCCCGAAGTTAAGGGGTTTATTGAAGAGTATGGGGGTAGTGGTGTAATTGGTAGTGTTGCTAGACGCGCGGCTGGCCCTCTAGTTAAAACTGGTAGGGGAAGATTTGAGTCGGGCAGAAAAGGTTTAAAGTCTTTGTCTGAAATTATTACAGGAGATCCTACGTTAGGTTCTTTTGTTATGAGACGATATCCTAATTTAGGAAGATTAGCGCGAGAAGGCGAATTATCTTTTAGGGGTATTGATGTTCCAGAAGAAACGCAGATTCCTTATTTTAGACAGACGGCAAAGGGCGGGTTTGAGCGCGCCTCTAATTGGTTAAATATTCCTTTTTCTGATTTTGGTAGGCTGCTTGATGTTCCTGAAGCATCTCTTAATGAAATTAGTGTGGCGGCTAGAGGAAGGCCGTTTGATTTTGGAGATCCTACTCCTTCGGTTGAGGCTGTAAAAAGGGCTATTAATATTAGGCGTAGCGATTTGGGGCCTGAATCTAGTTCTTTTGGTTTTATTACTAATCCTGCTTCAAGATATGGCAGATCTGCTGTTACTGCTCCTAAAGAGCATGTAATTGGTGCGGCTTTTACTGGGGCTGATACAGTAAGCAATGCACTTAGATATGCTGATGAAGTTTCTGATGTTCTTGAACTTACTCCTATTTTAGATAAATTAGAAAAACAGGGTCGAGCAGCGCTTAGCCCTAACGAACTAATTTTAGTAGATGACTTTTTTAATAGTAGAATTAAAGGCTCTGGGCCGTATGAGGTAGCCAGAGAAATGGCTTTAGGCGCTGGCGACTTACCGTTTATTAGACAGTTTTCAGATGAGGCGGCAACAAATAAAGCATATATCGATACTATATCCAGGCTTTCTAAAGTAAGTGAAACATTAACAGACCCACTACGAATGGAGCGTTTCTCTAAGACTATTAAACCTCGTGTTAAATTTGGTAGTTCTTGGGGCGTTGGAGAAGATGCGTTTGATCCAAGTTTAGTTCGAAGAGAGGTTAGAGAACAATTGGCTGAATGGTTAAGAAATATGTAATGTTAAAGACCCCGGCGAAAGCCGGGGTCTTTTTTTTATGCCTTAATATCAACAACCTCACACGAGTCAGCAGCACAAGCAAACGTCTGCGAAGATTCTGTATTATCTTCTAACTCGTACTCTGCCAAACGCTCCCACTCGATCTTACTAGGAGACTCCTTCACCAACGCCTCATACTCCTTCTTCGTAATCGCTTCGTAAGGAGCCTGACGATACGTATGATCCGACTTGGGCAAGAAGGAGATACCACTAACCTCATCAAAATGATCAAACACCCAAGCACCCACACTCATCCACTCATGCTCAGCCACACTCACCGTAATACTAGGCTTATGCTCACACCAATACTCCTGATAAGCGAGCCACAAGTCGAGATGCTGAATAGCAGTCAACTCTCGCGTCTTACTAGGAGCCTTCTGTGGGAACGAGAATACCATCATATTATCAGGCTGCATCACATCAGCCTCGTGAGGCACACCAGCATCAATCAAGAATTGTGTGAGCGGATCCTTGACATCACCACGTACACGACGAATATAATACTCGGAATAACGAGGATGAATGCCGCTAGCGGAGTCCACCAACTGAGAGACAGTACCACTAGGCTTGACACAAGTAATGGCAGTAGACTGAGGAATACCAATCTGCTTAGCATACTTAGCATTAGTAGTGATCGCCTCCTGCTTTAACTCTTTGAGAAGCGGAACAAGACGGATCGTGCCCTTGTCCACCATGTTCTCATTGTCGAAGATACCTGTGAGAGAAACACCAAGGAGACGCTCTTCTTCCGTGTTCTGCTTCCACACTTTACGGAGATACTTAAAGTCTGTAAGGGTGGCTTGGAAGGTCCCAAGAATCGTAGCGATCCTGACTTTTCTTTGTAGATCGTGTGGCCCATCATCGGCTCTAACGACCACTTCCGTGAGATTGCAAAACTGGTGTGGCCTGAGAATAATCTCAGAGCACGGGTTTGTTCCAAAGTTATGCTCATACTCGCGCCTCCCATTCTTCGCTGCTTGCTTCTTAGCGGCTTCACGATTGAAGATTCCACGCTCACCACTCTTGGACTCGTAGAGGCTTAACCATTCCTCCATGAACGCATCCATACCAGGCGTTTCGGTATAGGCCACACTATTGTTCGCCAAGGCTCGCTGCGGATTATCCGTCCACCATTCTCCCGACTTGGCATTTCGCATACGACCATCCGATAGGTTGGAAAGGCTGATGAGCGCGGAGCGCCGAACCCCACCAACCACGACCACTTCAGCAATTTTACATACAAGATCATGACACTCCACCGCGTAGAGTTTACGCCCAGCAGCATTCTGAAATACGTTTACGGTAAACTTGAACAAGTCGTCTAGTGGTCCCGGTCCAGATGCTCTACCGCCAAACGTCTTCAGGCGACTACCAGCAGGACGAATCTGACTCATGTCCCATTGTGGGATCTGCCCACTATAAAGCATAGCGATCAATTCGCGTAGTGCCTTAGCCCACCCAGCCTTAGAATCAGCCACCTTGATGATTGTATCCGACTGTTCAAAATGCTCATTCACTACTGGCAATTGGTTAATCTCATCCCGCTCGACGGAGAAGCCTACGCCTACACCATTCATGAGGATGTAGAGGATCTCATCGAAGCATCGAGGATGATTCACAGGCGTGTATGAACAATTATACCCAGACACATTCTCTCGTAGCAGGGCTGGACCAGCCGTCATCAATGCTCGCATACTAGGCATCACTTCTAGATTAACAATAGCATCAATGATCTCAGCCTTTAGGACACGATCCATCTTATAATTATGCTTCATCTGCAAGTGACCATCAATAAACTCTACATACCGGCTGACCGTTTCGGGCCAGTATTCTCGACGCTTCTGATCATCCAACCATCGAGCATAACGAGACGTTGCGATGAACGTCTGATAATCTGTTGGTAGGCTCATACTTCTCCTTTCATAGTAGGGCCGGAGGGGTTCGAACCCTCACGCCCGTAGGCAACGAATTTTAAGTCCGTCGTGTCTGCCAATTTCACCACGGCCCCATTATTATTTTCTTGTAGCGCTCGTCTTCAAACCACGAGCACCATACGATACCATATCCGGCTTACCATTTGTGATAAACCAATACCCGTTACACCAGTTCGGATATGTTGTGGTGCCTTGCAAGTATTCTGTTTGTGGAATGTTGAAGAAGCCACCCAACTCTCCAACAATGAACTCTCCGCTAGGATCCCAGCCCATAGCACAATGATGCGTATGCGCTGTGAGCACATGACACTTCTTAACCGCAGCGATTGCTGTGGGATTGTTCAGCGGGCTTTTAGAATACGAATCAGGATGAGCGATAAAGTATCGCTCTTTATTACTGACTAGGTAACAATGATCCAACTCTGAGAATTTGATTCGACAACCATGCCTGGGCACATCCTCAAACAGGTTCGTCATGGATTCTACGAAGGTTTCACGATACTCTGTAGCCTTCGTATACCGATAATCATGATTGCCGCGAAGGAACACGATATGCTTAAAGTTAGAATACAATACTTCCATGAGGCTCTTCGCTTCGTATACTTCCTTCTCAATGCCAGCACTCTTCTGCTTAGGCATGTACTGGCTGAGTGAGTCTCCGTTGAGGAAGTCTCCAGCGATCAACAGATTATTATAATCTGCTGCTTCGTCTAGGAACATGTTCACAAGAGTAGCATCATACAATGGTACGTGCCAGTCAGCCGTAACAGCCCAATCACCCTTCAATTCTAATGGTGCTTCCAAACCAAACTCAAAACGATCCTTGTTAGAGGCGTCAATCCTCATCATAGAACTTCTCCATTCATAATCATTGTCAGAAAATGCAGACCATCATCGAGCCTGCGGCTGATCTGACGCTTAGATACATTCATTCTCTTCGCTTGTTCCTGGATGGGAATCCCCCAAACAAATACACTAATAATTGTCTTGTGTAGGTTACCACTAAAATCTTGGAGTTTTTGCAGAGCGATGTCCAGATCCAACTTATAAGAATGCACTTCCTCATCACCACTATGCATAATATAATGTGTGATGGTTGTATAGTTTCTTAGCATGTCCTCAACTGTTTGTTTCTGATACATCTTCGTGCTCCATGATCTCTTCGTAAGAGACAGTATGTAGGTGTCGTAAGCGTTTTACATACCTAATCCAGTCTTTCATTCTGTTGAATATTGCTGCGCTAATATATTTTGAGTCTGCACCAGGCGGACACGACCAGACTGCGATCATGCCTTCCTGGTACAGATCATCATATTCTGCTGCTTTGCGGAACTTGTATGCAGCATCAGCGATTAGTCTTGAATAATCCCTGACACGTTGATCGTCAGGGCTGATCATTAGAACGGGAAGTCGTCGCCCGTGTCCATGTCGGGTACGGCAGCGATCTTCGGGGTGGTCGGGGCAGCAGCAGTACCAGAGTCTCCGGAGAATCGGAGAACGTTGGTGGCGGACAAGTTATGATACGTGACCTGCTCACCTTCCTTGTTCTGTCCCGTGGTCTGGGTGTACTTACCATCAGCGATGATGAAGTCACCCTTGTTGATCTCGACCGTGTTCTCAGGCCACACGGTGATGCTAAAATTCTTGGTGCTGTTGAGGGCGCGGATGAGAACGTCACGAACCTCCTTGCCTCCAGCCTGACGATTGCGCGGGTCGAATTGAACGATACCAGCAACAGTCATGTACTCACTCATTTGTTTCTCCTTCTGTGTATGCATCCCACATTTTGAGGAATGTCTTGTAGGGTACTACTACGTATCGTCTACCAGAGCGGGCTTCTCTGAGGAATAGGGACCACTCACGGCCTTTAGCATTGTGTTGTGCCTGCTTTAGGTCCGCATCCTTCAGAGAGAGCCTTTTCTGATACTTGCATTCCGGAGCGAAGTCTCCGGGTAGGTCGGTTACGTCTGGTACATCAAAACCACGAGGACCAGTACGAGTCCCGCCAAGATCGCGAGCGACCTCACGCTCCCAATCCTTCCATTGTTTACTCCGATTCGGGGGTAGGCTCATCAGCCTCATCACCCGGATCAGTATCGGTCAAATACTCGACCGGCTCTACCTCATCCCAATTCTTAAAATTATCGGGTAGAGACTTGACGGCTGCTTCAGCATCCTCACCAGAAGCGATGATGGTAACAGCAGTACTATCCTCGTTGAGAACATAGTATGGTCCGTCAAGGATAGCCTTGATGGTGAGGAACTCTAGAACTCCAGCGATGGTGCGTCCCAGCATCTCCTCATTATTCGTTGCGATTAACTCTTCGACAGCGGACTGGAACTCCTGCTCTGCCATGTCGTACTCCTCTCCGCCCCAAGGGCCTACGATAACTTCTGGTTCACTCATAATACCTCCTAAAAGGGTTCGTCGTGTAGAACAAACTCTACCTTACCATCAATGGTATCACAGATTTCTACTCGTGTCAAGCCTCCAGTCCTAGATCGCCTGCTTTTGAAGTGTACGAGGTTGAAGCGGTTACCTTCCTGCTTCCGTGCTTCAAGGCCAGAATCGACTGCTGCGCCAATATCACTAGACCCACGAGTCTTAACGTACGAAGAGTCGGACTGTACCTTGTTAGTATGATGAATAATTAGTACGGCTGCGCCTGTTTCTCGACAAATCACATTGATACTATCATTGAATAGTTTTGCCATCTCGCCAGCATTATTCTCATCCTTGGTGTGGAGTCGGGTGAGGCTGTCGAGGACGATCATCGTTGGTTCGTATGCGATTGCTTCGTCAAGTAGTTTATCAAAGTTACGATCCAATCGGATGCCTTGCCTGTGTAGGTACCGTATATTATCAAAAGATACAGCGCCCAACTGGCGAAGACGATGATATACAACATCATGCGGATTCTCCTCATCAATGTAGAGTACGCGACCTTGTGTGCAGACCTCGTGTCCTAGCCAAGTGTTGGTGCCGTCTGCGATGCTGACTGCGAGGCTTAGGCTGAGCCACGACTTACCTACGTTAGGCTCTCCGACTAGCAGCGTAGTGTCACCCTTACAGATGAGGCCCTTCACGAGCCATTCGTATTCTGGGGGTGGTGCTGCAAGGTCGAGTGACTGGTAATGATAATTACCATTCGCAGCATTCTTAGTGATGTCGCGTAGCGTATCAATGCTGTACGAGTCGAAGAACTCGCAAACATCTTTGACATCATCTGGGAGTTGGATACGCCTAGCCTTGGAGCCTAGAGCGCCTCGTAGCCTAGCCCATGCCTGGTCAACAGTCGTCTTGACATTATAGTTTGCATCATTGTCTAGTACTACGAATACTTTCTCATACTCGCGGAGGGGCTTGAGTGTGTCCTCACTAAATGTTTGGAAGCCTGGTAGGCCATACACACTCTGGATGCCCTCCTCATAGAGTCGCATGGTATCAGTCTCTCCTTCGCAGAGGAAAGCATAATTCTCCTTCTTCATGCTCTGAGGCTGATAGAGGCTGGTGCCTTCGCCCTTGCCCCACTTGAACGTGCGGGGTTCTGCCATTCGACGGAACCGCTGACGATTACCATACGGCATCATGACCCAATCATCACTACTGGATTCGATACCGAAGGCTTCAAGAGTTGCGAGGCTGATGCCGCGCTCATTCTCAAACCAATTCTTATGCGACTCTGTGATCAACTTATTCTCCTACGCTACGACACGAATGAATACTTGTACCTGACTAGTGTTACGATCCCTACGCATGACAGCACCGCCGTCACTATCATTACCTACAGCCGTGTTGCCTTCGATGCACTTAAATTTACCTTTGTTAGGCTTGGTTTCTACGATGCCTACATGATCGCTGATGCCATCACGATGCCAATCAAACATAGCAATGTCTCCAGGCTGTACCTGATCGACGGGGACTACGACGAGGCCGTTGCGCTGAGCGCGAGCATCATTTACCATGAAGGGACAGTATGCCCATCGAGCCTTCTTAGGGTCGAACGATTTGCTTCCAGCCTGGGTGTAACACCATGTTACGAACATTGCACACCAGGGTCCTCGCAGACCATACCATTCGGAGAACATAACCTTGTTAGAGTGAGGCGGATTCTCCTTGGTACCAATCCACTTGATAGACTCTTCTAGTGCCTTCTCACGCATTGGCTTATGAGAAACCTTACGCTTCTCAGCACGACGACGCATAAGCATACTAGGCTTCTTCTTACCAGTCAGATAATCATGCAATGCCTGACCATACGTCTGAGTGCACTCCTTTTCAGGATAGCCTAGCATCCACTTAGCCTGCTTCGCAGCAGCCGCAGTCTGAGGACCGAAGATACCATCAATCGGACCAACCCATGCCTTAGCCTTACGCAATGCTCGCTGAGCGGCCTTCACATCCTTACCACGCATATACGGGCTTGTTAACTTTAGAATTCTCACACATAACTCCTTTGCTGTTTTACTGCTTTCTGCTCCTCAATATAGATGAGCCTGTCAATATACCATTTTGCTTTGCGTAGATCCTCCAATCCATTCTTGTGTCGGTATCGCGCTACATATTTTAGCACATTACCTTGGTGGTAGTCAAGTCCCAATCCTTCGATAGCAGTAATGACTTCCATGTCGCCTTGTGTGTAGTGTTTGGGGCTGTTTACTGGATCATCAATTGCCATTATATTCTTCCTTATCTGCCCAGTTAGTATGACTAATCTCACAATCTGTTTCTATACTAACGTATTTCTCTACGAGTTTATTCCCCATCAGGTTAGGAATAATTAGTATTAGTTGTTCTATCTCATTCTTGTCCGCATCAATGATGATCTCATCATGTACGATGTTGACGATATGGCTAGCATAATGCTGATCGAGTTCTTTGTGTACTCGTACTACAGCGTCTCGCATGAGGTCTGCGGCTGATCCTTGGATCAGAGCGTTGAGAGTCTTATGTTCCTCTTCTACATGCAAGTGCCTACCGTAGAGGCTCTGTACGTATCCTTTCCGTTTAAGGGCTTCTGCGAGGCTCTCATTGAGTCGCTTGATACCAGGACGAGTAGTATGGTATGCCTTCAGGAGACGCCTAGCCTCCTTGTATGACACGCCTAACTGCCTCATAATTGTGGGTGTCCCACCACCATAGATAATACTAAAGTTTAGTGTCTTACCTGTTTGACGTTCCTCGTCGCTGATGTTCTCTCGTCCGTACAAGCCTTGAGCGGTGACAGCGTGCGGATCCATGCCGGAGATAATCTCTTGGGAGAGACTAGTATCATTAATCGCACGGGCAAGGTAGTATGCCAATAGCCGTACTTCGATGGCCTTATAATCAAAGAACAAAAAGCATGATAGTTTGGGGACAAACGCACGTTTCACATCCTTCTGTGTTCGGGGAATATTTTGTACGTTCATGCTACTCCATGATATTTGAGTTTTACTAGTACCATAAAGATGTTCATGGCTGCGTCGAACGAGTCTGCAAATACGGGCCAAGGCTTCTCAATGGTTTCTAACGCATTCTCTGTAAGCATGCTACAATAATACCAGTTCCAACTACCATCCTCGTCCTGTTCGTAATAATCAAATGGCGGCATAACGAGCCTCGATTTCTTCTCGATACTTATCGGATAGTAGTGCTACTTTGTCTTGGATTTCCTTATTGTGTACTCGTTGTGCTGTGTTAGCATGAATATATTGTAGGTAGAGTAACTTGTCGATATGCTTGTATCCGGTGCAGGTGGTGAGTGTTCGTACTACTAGATCATAATCATCAGCGACTCTGAGTGTGGTGTCGTGCCCACCAAGAATATGATAGGGGATTCTGCGCCATGCGCGTACATGATTCGGGGCTGATACGATATGACTGAGTGTGGTACGATTGATCTCTGGTGCTCGCATTACCCACATCTTGTACACATCATCATAATAATCCCTACCATAACCGAACGCCCAACCTTCAGGATACCTACAGGATTGTCCTTCCTCATTGATCTCAGCCCAGTTAGAGTATACAAACGCTACATCATCATCCTCAAATGCGAGGCTGATCTCTTCTAGTGCGTTATGAGTGAGGGCATCATCATGATCGAGTTCTACGAGGATATCTCCTCGTCCCATCATAAAGGCTTGATGCTTGACCTCACCAATGATACCACTAGATACGTGACTACGATACATGCGAATGGTGTAGCGTTCATCTGCACAGAATCCGTAGACTTGTCGCCACGCCAGATCATTAGGCGAATCATCCCATACGATCCATTCCCAATCAGTATACGTCTGATGCTTGAGACTATGCCATGTACGGGCTAGAACATTCGGTGGTGTATTGTATAATGGGGTAATGACACTAATCATGCTTCTGCTGCTCCACTACTCATACGACCAGTACGAGTACCATGCTGACGAAAGTTAGGATGAAGAATGCCATCCTTAGTTTCCTCATGCATAGCATCAAAATACGTAGCCTTGATCTTGTTCGCTTCTCGCAACTCTAGGATTAGTTGTGCGAGTTCATCATCCAATCCCGCAAGAGACTCTTTGGAGGTAGAGGATACCACGAGTCCTCGTTCTTCAAGGGCTGCGAGAACCTGCTGGTGTGATTGCGGGTTGAACTCTTCTCCAACAATCTTCCCAATACGAGACTTAAGTTTGTAAATCCGATCACCATACTCCTTACGCTTGTGTAATACATACTTGGTATCGACTCGCATGCCACGAGCCTCAATGTCTAGTAGTGCAATGGTTAGGTCCTTCTCTGTTTGATACAACGAGTGCAGATCTTCGGGCAGTCGAGGCCAAAGTAAATTGTAAAGCCGCAATGTGAACTCTGCGTCTTTGGCTGCGTACGGTGCAAGAATCTCGTTAGGAATCGGCGCATAACCATCCTCCTTCTTCAGTTTGTTTTTGCGACGCCACGCCTTGAGTACCTCATCCTCATCTGTGGTTTCGTTGAGATACTTTTGTGCTAGTTTCTTCAGGCTTGTGGACTGATGCTCATCGATCAGGTGGGCGATGGCTTGTGTGTCCTCAAACTTGTTAAGAAATACACGAAGCGGAATACCAAGGCGACAAAGTTTTTGGATATCAAACTTTGCATTGTGCATTATAATATGATCAGCAGCACGAAGGGTAACAATAGTTTCGTTTACCATGTTCTCCCATTTAGTATCAGAAACAATACGCTTATCATATATGCGCGTGAAACTGTCGGATGCCATGCTGATCATGAACGCATCATCATCCCAGGCTACGCCTGTGGTTTCTGTGTCGATAGCGACAATCATCAGTCCATCCGGTAAGAAGCATCATCCATAATATCTACATCATCCTCAACCATCACACGATACGTGTTCCGCTGACACTCACAATCATCACAGTTACACATGGTATCGTAGTGGAAAGGATTAGCCAACTTGTCCTGATTATACACAAAGTTCTCGATCTCTTCCATCCGCTGATCCATATCAAATAGGATACTGATGACGAGTCGGCGCTGTTCCTGCATAGCGGTCAACTGGCTGAGAATAAAATCACGATCATACAACTTCATTAGAGCACTCCTACACTAGTAAGGGCCTGACGAATAGTATCAACTTCTAGTTCGTCAATGCCAAGGGCTGTGGTCATCTGATCCTTCTCAGGCATGACTCCAGGATCAAGTTCTAGTACGCGCTGTGTGTACGCTACGACCAACTGCTTGAGTGCAACATCACTCTTGGCAGCCTGCCGCTGCAACTCTACAAAGTCACGTTCAGCAGAATCCCACAAGTACAATGCGATACCATACTGGTGACATGCCTTCTTCAACGCTTCTGCCTGTGCAGTCTTGACAGCGGTATCAGGATCGAAGTTAACTCCCGCGCCGATACCGTCACGGCTGATCATAGCCTTCTGCGTAGTCAGGTAAGGCTCACCATCATCTTCATCACCAACACTAATCACACCAATATCAGATAGGATAATCGTGAGTGTGCCCTGCACAATAGCCACATACTGTGGCTTACCGTTCTTCGTGGTAGGCGCAGCATCAGGATAGAACTCTGACTTATTAATCTGCCACGCCCAAGCATGACCAAGTACTTCGTTGAGTCGATTGATGTAACCATCAATGGCTACATAATCCTGACCACTCTGATTTTTTCGTACCAGGCTGGGGTGAAACTTTTCTGTGAGTTCTTTCGGAATCATTTATTCTCCTAGTCTACAGGCCAGTAATAGTTATATTCGCCAACAACTTCTGGGTAGATTACACTATACCAGTCGGGGGCCTTGAATACAAGGGCCGACTTGTGTGAATCATGGACACGATTGTCTCGCCACCAATGTGGCATACTTACACCTTCATGCTGACGGAAGTGCTGATCGTACACATCGAGGGTTTTTTCCCAACAAGTATCCTTGTAGCCTCGACGCTTCCACTCTGCAACAGTATGCGCCTGGTATACAAGCAGAGCATGCTCATAACCACGCCACATACGAGTAGCAGGATGATTAGTCCAACCCTTGCTAAGACCAGCAAGAGCCTTCATAATCTGTAGAGTCTCGACACGCTGCTTACCAAGCCGCTGACGGTCAAGGACACGAACACTATGTTCCATGTCAGGTTCGGGTACAAAAGTTTGCATTAGTCATCCATTCCAATCGCTAGAGTAATACCAAGAAACCAAGGGATAGCAATTACTAGTACGATAATAATACCAGTAATCATGCTTCGTCCTTGGTGTAACCTGGGCAATGCTTGAGATGATTCATAACCATTTTCTCGTCGCCATCAATATGACCAGACAGATACCAAGAACCAACGCAAAGACGCTTATCGTTACTGCATCCACAGGGATCATCCTCCTGTCCCTTCCAGGGACAAAACATAGTTGAGTAGTGTGGGTAGTACCACAAGTCCCAACACTTTAGTTTCTTATTTTCACGCCACTTGTACTCTCCTTGCGGGTAGTCTGGCAGTTTGTGTAGCCCATAATACACATCAATGGCATGCTCGACCTGGATGATCCTAGCCCGCATATCATCGAGGCTGATAGGCTCAAACTCCATGACCTCAGGCTCAGGCCATCGCCGACGATAATCCGCGCTAGTAGGCAAGTATACGATAGCCATCTTGTCAGGAGTGATAGTGTTGAAATGATAGTAAGCACTAGCCTGCATGACATGCTCAGGCTTAGGACCATCAAGATACTCAAACGACGAGCCACTAATAGTCTTGTAGTCGATTAGCCATAGTGTGTCATCATGATCGATGATGTACGCATCGACTGTGCCGGTCCAGAAGTACTTAAAGTTCTCACGACTAGCATTAACAGGCTGTTCAGCCTCATACGACTGATAGTAATCCGGTAGGATACTATGCAGATGATTGTGGATGGCTGTGCCTTGTAGCAGGGGGAGTGTGTTCATCCAGGGACGATCCCAAGTATCGGTAGGATAACCTTGCTTATGATAGATCGCTGTGTGCCGGTCATGCTGCAAGTGTGTAGAGAAGTGCAGTAGAAGATCGTTGCGAGCAGCATTAGTGTCCTGCTTGATGTTACTAATCAGACTCTTCATAATCGTACCATGCTCCCTCTTGGTTATCATTACCATCATAGACGAACATGGCAAACTGATCCTCTTCTTTGTCGATGCTAAGTTCTACTAGTTTCTGCCCGTTGTAGAATACGGCAGCGGTGAAGTAATCATCCTCAGACTTGGTAGCAAACTTATACACGCTGCTTCTCCTTCATCTTGCGAGCCTGACGCAGAGCCTTGGCTTCTGCCTTCTTCTTACCACGCTCCAAGCGTCGCTGCATAGCAGCCTCCAACTTATTCTTCTTCATACTACCAGCAACAGCCATTACGATTCCTTCTCCTTATCAAACCACAAAACAGTAGCCTTGTATCGGGGACGATTCTTCTTATCAGGAAACCTACGAAACGCCCAAGTCTTATACCCCATATCATACAGCATATGGCTTACCCCATTGAGAGTAGGGCTCGTTCCAACAAACTCGTTATCCAACTCAATATGCCAAGCCACCACAGGATTGATTCCAGAAGGACGACCCCGCTTTCGCTTATAAGTAACAACTACCTCATGCTCCTTACGTTGCTTCTTCTTTTTACTCTTCATAGTTACCACTATTCCAAGTGTTGAGCCGATTACCAATCTCTCGACGCGCAGCATCGATAGCATCCTGATAATCCATAGCCTGTGCTGCTACGGAATCCGGATAAGGATGCGGAGCATCAATGCGATTCAATGCTCTAGTCGCATACGTATTAGCAATCTCCAAATACTCCATAGCATGGAGTAGTTGCACAAAAGACATATACAAGCAATCTTGTTCTGTAATACGCATTAGAATCCTGGCTCCCATTTAACATCATCATCACTAGTATCAACCTTATTCCTATACTTATCTCTAAGAGAGATATAGTATTCGTAATCACTATACTCTCTATCCCACTCTAGATATTCTTCGTAACTCATAGGTTCATTATTATGCATAGTATCTCCTATAGGTATATTTTTATAACGATAGGGTAGCATACTTTATTCCTTATTACAAGTTGCCTAGAATATTGTGTAGACTATGCACATACTCCCTGGTATTATGCGGGAGTACCACGATACGCGATCCAGACCGCAGCCTGAGTGTCGCGCGGAGACAGGCCGATGACCTGACTAAGCGTATTCACAGCATCCGTAACCTCAGTACGAATACGATTGTTCACATCACTACCATAACCAGCAGCCTTACTCATGATCGAGTCTACAGTAACAGGCTCCTGCCAACCAAGAATATTAAGGTAGAATGTGCTGACCTTTGGTCCTGTAACATGACGACTGTAGTACCTATCATTAGCGACGAGCATACCCTTGGCAGCATTAGCACCAAGAATACCATACGACTTAGCATGCTTGTATGCAGGCTTATGCATATCTTCTAGCAGCATGGCTACAGCCAGCGTATTAGACTTCCATCGAGCGCGAGGGCTAGTAACCGCAAGCATCGCAGCAACACGCTGAGGCGTCACATCATGATGCTTAGCAGCAAACTTACAAAACTTGTACGCATTAGGATACCAAGTCGTACCCTCTTCGATAGCCTGCTCGATACCATAAGCGGACAGTGTATGAAAATACTTGTTAGCAATAGTGGTCATGTCACACCTCCGTGACTTCGGTGATTTCAGCATCATAATGAACACTATAATCCATCATGTAGGCTTCTACACCATTAGCATCAAGTTCGCTAATAGCCCCTTCCTCTGCCTGCCTAGCAGTAGCCGCCTCTACCATGACGGTAACCGTGACAGGCACGACGAACGTGACATTGTAGTCACGATCAAACCAGGTAGGGTCCATAGGCAGACCCATACGCTCAAGAGCGCTAAGAGTCTCATGAAAATCGATACCAGTATCACAAACACTAGCATCCACAGAGTCTACAATCTTCTGCGTCTCACCATTCTCGATGCAACGAGTAAAAAAGTCGTTGACGATAGGCAGGAGAATACTAGCATCCTCCGTAGCCGCAGATAGGCTGTTGTACTCGTTGATAGTAATGCTCATAGCAAGACTGTCACTCATTGTCATACTCCTCATTCAGGTCGTCGAACATGTAGTCATGGTACGCATCGGCTTGCTCATCAAGCCAATAGTCGCGCAGGCCCTCGCCATACTCATAGCAATCATCTGGCAAATCATACCAATCATTAGTATCAGCAGGCCGAAGAAAGTTGATATCCAACTCGTCATACCAGTCCATAGGCTCCTCCATTAGAACCACCCCACAATCCGGTCGTAGTATCCAGGATCAGTCATCATATGATCCACCTTTTCACCCAAGTCTGATACCAAATCAGACTCACCAAGGCTTTCATCAGACGGGTTGTCCGAATCCTCCCAGTCCCAGTCCAGGTCAGGACCATCCTCATACCAGTCGGACCAGTCATCGTCATCGTACATGTCATGTACCTTTCTACGCTACAGCGTACTCGTCCTGCATTACATAATCCGCAGCATATTCTGCCGCATTAGCCGCACTCACAAGCAGGCTAGGCTCATCCTTACACCGCTCAGCCCACGACTTCAGGTAAGCAGCGGACTGTTCCATGTCCACCGGAATACCATAACTACCAAGCATCATCGCAGCACCAAACTCAGCAATGAGTTCCTCCTTGGCATACGTGCTAGTACCAAAGCCGGTGCGCTCCAGCCGATTGATGCGAGACTCATGACCAGTAGCATGAATGATCTCATGCGCCAGAGTCTGAGCATACCACGAAGTCTTATGGAAAGTATCAACCTCTGGTAGACGGATAGCATCCTCCGAAGGAATGTAGCATGCCTTGGTACCACCATGCGAGAAGCCTGCAAGTTGGTCGCACCAGTCACGCATAGACTCGATACCAGGATGCTCGATGTCGATATCATCGACACGCTCATGCTCAAGGTCAACTTGATACTCTGCCAGGTTCTCGATCATGCTAGCATGATAGACACGATAGTAGATGAGTCGCCACGAAGTGCGCTCCTCCTGCTCACCCTCATCATTCTCAACCGTGTACGTGCTAGG